TTCAGATGATGATCCAGATACATTAAGTCCTGGAACATATTGTATTTGTGTAATTGTAATTCTATCTTGACCACTATCAATTGTTGATGGATATTTTAAATTCCATTTTGTATATTTTTCTTTTTCATTATCTGCAAATTCTCCAGTCAAATCTTTAAATGAGTCTTCTTCAAAATCAGATGCTGGTGGTGTTCCTGTCTGTTCTGTTTCTGATGTTGTTGGTCCAGGATTTGCACCACCTGATGATCCTGGTGATCCTGGTGCTGGTTGAGTTCCTTGAGCATTTGCCCAGGTAGTTTCTTGTTTTAATGTATCTACTAATAATTGGCCAGTTATTCCAGCAGCATTTAATGCAAGTTTTCTTTCTGTATAAGAAAAATCATCTGTCAAAGTTGAAGTTAGTTGTCCATTAGCATCCTTATTTCTAGCAATTCCATATGGTGAGGTTGTAGTCACAGTCAACAATGGTTTTCCACTACCAAAAAATAGATCTTCATATATCCATTTTTGTTCCGTGACTGGATTTACTTCAACTATAAATCCCTTTCCCTTTATTTTTATATCTTTAAACCAAATACCATTACCTTTATTTTGATATCCTGGTGGTATTGCTGCTGCCATCTTATCTACCCCACACTCTTTCTGAAAGGATTGGTATCTCTACCCCACCCAAGTCCCTTACAAATTCTTCTACTGGTAACAGACAAATAGTTTGCCATTCCTGTTCTGCTAAGTCTAACAAAGGACTTCTTAATTCGCTGTACAAGTATTTATGCGCTCCCTTTTCAAACTTTGGAATTCTATTTGCTGCTAGTCCTGCTGCTATTCCCATCCTTTCTTCTGGAGAATAGTAGTGAAGATTGACTCCAAAGAAATGTTTAGGTTGAATATCCAATACAAATGTAAGAGGATACTTATCATAGAAGGGCAAATCCCTTCTAGTTTTTGCTTTGTATTGATAGAACATTAGACTAAACAATTTTGGGAATGATCTAACAACATTCCTATCTCTTTTTAATTCACGATCTGCTTCATCAAATTGATCTCCTCTTATAAGTTTGGATGGATCTGCTTGATAGTTCTGGAATACCTGAGATCTATACCAAGATCTAGATTGAGTTGCTCCACCACTCCTTTCATTAAGTTCTTCGAAGATAGTTTTATACGCCATTTAATTTTCTAAAACTATTCTAACTTTATTATATTGTCTCCAACTCATACCAGTTGTTTCAAGAGCTTCTTTTCTACTATTATATATTACTCCATTTACCATAACCATTTTCATTCGAGATTGAGTTGCTATTTGAGAGTTATTTTTAGTTTTCATAATATCACTTATTTGTTTCTTTGTTTCTTCTTTATGTTTTTTGCCAAGCATTCCATTTGGAGTTTTATATTTCCCCTCTTTAAAGTTTTTCTTTTTAGTTTCACTTATTTTTTTCTTTTGTTCTTCTGATAGTGGTAATTTTTTTCTTCCTTTAAGAGTTTTTGATATTTTTTCTTTAGTTTTTTCTGATTGTGGCACACTCATTTTATGTTTAGTTTCTTCTGTGTGACTGTAACCAGAAGTTCCTTCTCCCCCATTAGTTTTATTATAAAGAATGCCAGTACCTAAATCTTTTCTACCAAAAATAGAAATCATATAGATTTCGTGTTTAAATGCTTCTTCTTCTGTAAGGTTTTGTTTTAAATATATTATTCTTCTTTTGTCTTTTGGTGGGTTTATGTTTTTTCTTTTTAGATATATTCTGTTTCCCTTTCCCTTCCCAATATAGTAAGGAGTTTTATCTTCTCTCAAATAAGCATATGTGTAAAATGAACCCATTTTTATAAATATATTCTTATAATTATTTATAAAACAAATGGTCTTCAGTTAAAACTTGGAACTCCCATCTTCTATCAGCACAAAATTCTTCTGCTGCCTTCCACTTTGCCTGATTTTTGGCATACTCTTTGACTTCATACATTTGTTTTTGAGTCATTCTCTTCTTTAAATCTGGACCATTTACTTGTCTCTTTGGTTTGATTTCAATTAGACTTTCCTTTATGATTCCAGAAGAGTTTTTATACTTGATAAAAAAGTCAGGAAAATATCTATGAACTCTATTATCTAATGGAGAAACATAAGGAACCCATATTTCCTCAGAAGACCACTTCAAAATATTTTCATTGGTGTCACAATATACCATAAACTTTCTTTCCCACAGAGACCTGTAAATTATATTCTTTGGGTCTCCAATATATTTTTGTGGGTATGAGGGTTTATATATTCCTTTATAACTCATACATATAATATAGGATCTCAAAGTATTTAGATGGCAGGATTTCCAGTAGACAATAATAATACTTGGATAAATGATGGATTATGGAAAACAGCAAGTGCCACAGAAACTGTTATTAAAAGTGAAGGACTTTTAAATTTATCTTTAACATCAATTTTTGCAGTTGATATTAAGGCAGGCAACATAGCAAACACTCTTGGATTTACTCAAAACCAAACTCAAACAATATCTCTGCTTGCATACGAAGCAGTTCTTCCTGGAGCATCTTATGAACTTGGAAGTGTATTTGGTGATAGACAAGGTGTTACTGAACAATATCCGACTAAAAGAATTTATCCTCCTGTAGATGTAAGTTTTTATATAAAGTATGATTATGATGTCTTAAGATTTTTTAATGGTTGGATGGATCTAATTTCTCCATTGAATGAAGGTGGTGGTGTAGCACAAAATGCTTACTTTAAATTTAATTATCCAAACAAATATGAATGCAATATTAATATTGTCAAGTTTGAAAGAGAGTTTAGACCATCAAATCAAAGACTTTCTAAAAGGGGAACTGAGGGTGGCATAAATGATCCAAAAACTTATACCTACTCATTGATCAATGCATATCCATCAAATTTAATTTCAGTTCCAGTATCATATGAGCAATCAAATATACTAAGAACTACAATCACTTTTAATTATGATAGGTATTATATACAAGAGAATGTTGGTAAGTTATATCAAGATCCAAATCAACCAAATCAACCAAATCAGACAAATGCTACTGGAGGAACTTTAGGAGAATTAAATAGGCAAGTTGATTTAATTAATAGATTTATTCCATCCACAGGATTAAATCCAATACCACGTGGAGTTGGATAATAAATAGTCATATCTGAATTTAATATTTTAAAATGCCTTTACCTAAAGTTGTAACTCCAACCTATGAGTTGATTCTGCCATCAACTAAAAAACCAGTTAAATACAGACCATTCCTGGTTAAAGAAGAAAAAATTTTAATCCTTGCTATGGAGGGTGGTGACCCAAAAGAAATCACCAATGCAGTTAAAACTACTCTTAAAGATTGTGTTTTGACAAGAGGAATTAAAATTGATACTCTTCCAAGTTTTGATATTGAATACCTGTTTTTAAATATCAGAGCAAAATCTGTTGGAGAAACAGTAGAGTTAATTATTACTTGTCCAGATGATAACAAAACTCAAGTAGATGTTGCTGTTAATATTGATGAGATTGAAGTCATAATTCCAGAAGGTCATACTGATCAAATCAAGATTGATGATTCAATCACAATCAAAATGAAGTATCCATCTCTTCAAGAATTTATTGATAATAACTTTAATTTCTCAGCACAAAATAATAGTAAAGAAACTATTAATAAATCATTTGATATTGTTGCATCATGTATTGACATGGTATACACTAAAGAAGAATCATGGTCATCTTCTGATGTAACTAGGAAAGAAATAATTGAGTGGCTGGAAACTTTTGATTCTAATCAGTTCAAAGGCATTGAAGAGTTTTTTGATACTATGCCAAAACTTTCACATACTTTGACAGTTAAGAATCCAAGCACTGGCATTGAAAATGAAATTATTTTGGAAGGACTTTCCAGTTTTTTCGGATAATGCTAAGTCATGAAGACTTAGAATCTTATTACAGAATTAACTTTGCCTTGATGCAGTATCATAAATACTCATTGACTGAGATTGAAAATATGATGCCTTGGGAACGTGAAATTTACTTGGCACTTCTTGAAAATCACATTAGAGAAGAAGAGGAAAAAGCACAAAAGGCAAATAGATGACACCAGAAGATTTTGATTACTTCAGAAATAGAACATCCAAATTTATTTCAGGTACAAATCGTGGAATTAAATTTGGATCTTTTGGTTCGCCTAACATTAGAAAGTTATCAATAATTCCAAAAAGATCTGTACCTCAACAGATAGTAAATAAATTATCCTCAGCATCATTAGGACAAAATGATGGAATAGAAACAACAAAAAGAGATGTTTCATACTTTGGAAAGATAACTTTAAATCTTGAACAAACTAAAAATAATTTAGAAAGAATTCTTCAAGTCATTGCTGATGACTATAAGACTTCTAAAGAAACTAATCAAAAGGAAGTAGATGAATATAGAAAAAGAATTGCAAATAGAGGTAGAATATTTGGAAAGAAAGAATTAGGAGATAAAAAAACTGATATACTTGGAGGAGTTAAAAAATATGTTGGATCATTCTTTAGTGGAGTTGGTGGTTCTATTAGAGGATTAGCAGCATTTAATTTATTGGAAGCAATTTTAAGTGGGGATCCCACAAAAATTATAGGTCCACTTCTTGGCATTGGTGCAACATATCTTCCAGCAATTGGAGCTGCTGTTGGAGTGTCAGTTGCTAAAAGTTTAGGTAAAGGACTACTTGGACTTGGTGGAAGTGCTGCTCCAGCAGCATCTGCAGCAGCAGGAGCAGGAAGTTCTTTAGGTAAGTTCGGAAGATTTGCAGGTAAGGCAGGACTAGTTGCAGGAGGAATTGGACTGGCAAGTAGTCTATTCAATAGAAGTGGGGGAGGAGAACAGACACAGCAAAGATTAGAGGATCTAACACAGCAACAGAAGGCATTAGTTGAACCTGGAAATTTAGTTTCCATTCCTCAAAATGATTTAAGAAGATTTGAATCACTTAACAATAAATTTGAAAAGGCAATTGATTTTCTCTTAGCAAAACAAAAAGAAGGTGGGGGGAGAAGATCTTCTTCTTCTGGTGGTGGACCTGGACCTGGACCTGGACCAACAGGACAACTTATGACTGGACCTGCTCCCACTGAAGTTAATGCTTTGATGTCTGCAATCTCAGGAGCAGAGGGTGGTTTAGAGTCAGTTAATACAATAGGAACTCTTCCTGGACTGTCTCAAATGACAATAGATGATGCCATAGCAAAAGTAGAACAGTTAAAATCCCAAGGAAAGACTTCTGGGGCTATGGG